GGTATTAATAGATCTCCTATAACTCTTGGTAAAGTTGGTGAAGAAATAAGAGATGCTCTCCAAAAAGCAAAAGCAGGTGTTGATAAGAATTTAGCTGACAAGTATAGAATTGTAGACCTTGAGCTTAGATCTTTAAAGGAAGGTGTTGTTAACAAACAAATAGGCGAACAAATAGTAAGACCAAGACTAGATAATGCTAAAGCAATAATTGACGACTATGTAAATACTAACTATGCTGCAAGAATTAATATTGGAGATGCTGTAGATGTAAACAGCGATCCTGTTGCATATTTAAGAGCTATTATTCAAAGAATGGAAAATGGAGTTGATAGTATTGGTGTGGAAGGGGGAAAAGATTTTACTTTAGTTGGTCTAAGAAATGCACTATCAACCCTTAAAGAAGAAAGAAGATTAACTATGAGCGATAGCTTTCTTACAAAGATAACAGATGATGTTATTAAAGAATTACAAGGAATTTTTGACGATATGGCTGATCCAACAATTTTAAAAAGAGCGGCTCCTAATCTAAATGCTTTAGAAACACAAAAAATTGCAAGAGCTGCAGATCTTTTACAAGATGCTAATTTAAGCGCTCAAAAATATTTAGCTCCTTTTGACAATGCAAAATTAATGAAAATTAAAGCAGAAGGTAAGTATGGAGCTTATGATCCTCTTGAAATTTACGAGTCTGCTGTTTTGAATGGTAAGACAAGAGATTTAAGAGATATTTTTCAAGCTGTTAGAAATTACGACGATTATATTAAAGCAACAGCACCAACAGGATTAAAAGCTGTAAATGAATTACAGTTAAGAAATAACTTAAAACAAAAACTAATAAGTGATGCTTTTCAAGATTCTTTTGATGCAGCTACAGATACAGTAGACTTTGCTAAATTTACAACTTACCTTAAAAACTTTGATAAAAAATCTCCAGGTAAACTTCGAGAAATTTTTGCAAATGAAGCTTTAGGTAGTGAAAACTTTTTAAGAGTTCTTGATCAAATTAATAAATTAAAACCAAACTTAAAGCCTGCTGAGATAACAAAACTAATATCACAATTTACCAAATCAAAAGTCCCAGGCGGTCTTACTGAAACAGCAACTGGAAGAGCTTTTTTAGAAGGTTTAAAAGAGTTAGCTGAAGCTAAATCTAAAACAGCCTCTTTTGAAAGCAATCTAATTCTTAGAAAATTACCAGAAGCAACGACTGAAGAGGTGGTAAGTAAAATATTTACACCTCAAGGGGCTTCTAATATTAGGTTGATAAGAGAAACTGTTGGCGAAGAATCATTTAAAGAAATTCAAAATAATGCGATGAACAAAATCTTACAAAGAGCAATTGATTTTGACGGTATTACTAAAAAAGGAGATATTACAAAAATTTTCCAAGCAGATAAATTTAATAATATTTTAAGATCATATGGTGATGAAACACTAGAAGCTATGTTTGGTAAAGATATAGCAATAGGATTAAAAAACTACGGCAAAACTATAGATATAATGACAAGAGGAGAAGTAGGTCGTGGTGGAGCTGCAGGTACTCTTATCGCAGCAGCTATTGCTATTAACGCATTTAACCCTGCTTTATGGCCTACTGTTGCTGGGCTAGCCGTTCTTAGAACTGTATTTCAAACTCCCTTTATACTTAAGATGATGGCTCGTACAGATAAATCTGCGGGAGTTCAGTTAGTAGAAATATTTGAAAGAATGTTTAGGCTTTATGGGTTAACAGAAATAGGTCGTGGTGTAGCAGAAGTATCTGAAACTGCAAGAGAAGAACTAGACAAGAATATTCAAACTTTAAATCAAAATGTAGTTGATGACGATCAATTGCAAGGCATAATTAATCAAGCTAAAAAATCTGTCCCATCACCTTCAACCATACAACTACCTACCGTTAACCCTTTAACAACCAATCTTAATCAAGGCAGCCTATCTAATGATCCTAGTGTTAGAGCAGCTATTTTAACTGGCGGTCAATCAATAGTATAAATATTAAGTTTTTTAGACTTACCTTTCACTTCTATACTGTCTAATCTTTTAAGAGGATTTTTTAATTTTGTACCTAATAATTTAGCTGCTGTTGACTCTCCTATCAACAAATCAGTACCTACGGCTTTAGTTGCTGACTCTAATCTTGCTGCGGTATTTACAGAGTCTCCTATAGCAGTATAATCGAAGCGTGAATCGCTACCCATATTACCTACAACAGCTTGCCCAGAATTTAAACCGATACCAATTTCAATACCTAACTTTGCTTCTTTTATGTCGTGTCTTATCTGAAGAGCTGTTTTTATAGCTAACTCTTCATGATTCTCTTGATCTAATGGTGCATTAAATATTGCCATCATCGCATCACCAATATACTTATCTACCATACCGCCATTTTTTTGAACGGCATTAGCTTGTATGGTTAAAGCTGCATTCATAATTTTTGCAACTTCTTTAGGTGGTAATACTTCTGATAGGGCAGTAAATCCTCTAACATCTGTAAATAAAAATGTGCAATATCTTTTTTCTCCACCTAGTTTTAATAGCTCAGGATTATCTTGCAATTTTTTAACTTGTCTAGGATCTAGATAATGCTCAAACTGTTTTTTAATTTGTTGGCGCAATTTATATTGTTTTCTAAAGTTTAGGTAGTAAGCCACACTAGCAGTAATGAATTCTGCTATTAAAGTGTAGCTAAAATCAATTAAAATGCCTCTATTTATCATATAAAGCCCCACAAGCCCCGTAGAGACAAATATGCCACCACCCAATACGATAGACCAAAAAATACCGAGATATGAGCTTACAAGCCAAATAAGAAGGACACAAAATCCTAAAATTAAGAATTCTGCTCCTAAGTGCCAATCTGGTATTCTAGGGCTGTCTTGAATTAGAATTGACTCAGATAATGCTGCTTGAATTTTGTGAGGTTCAAGTAAACCGACAGGAGTTGCAAGTGTTGGCATTATCCCAGTTGCATTTACTCCAACAAATACAAACTTACCTTCAACATTCATTTCTTTTAATGTTGTTTCTGGTGTGTCTACCCAACTAATCCATTTCCTTCCTAGTGAGTCGGTAGGGACTGGTGGAATACCACGAACTGTTATTTCTGATATTCCATTTGCATTTGTTTTAATAATGTAAGTGTTAGATCCAGTTAAAGACTTTAATACTTGAGTACCAAAACTTGGCACCCAACCGTCTGGTATTTCATACAGTAGTGGTAATCTTCTTACCAAATTATCAACATCAACTGGTGCAGATACTACACCCTCTAAAACAGATTCTCTTATACCTTTTATATTTGGTAGGTGTCCTGGCAACCTGATACCTGAAACATCTTCTCCTAAAATTACAGTACCAGTTGGAAGTGGGTATTTTTCGTTATCGTAAGAAAAGGTGGCAACTACTGTATTTGGGGATTTCTGAATTGCGAGAATATATTCTTCGTCGCCACCAAACCTGTCTTTATCAACAAAGCTTATTACCCATCCTACACCAATAGCACCATTTCTTACAAGATCTCTTTGAATTTCTGCTAACCTATCTCTAGGAAAAGGCCACCCCCCTTCTCTTTGCACATCCTCTTCTGTAATGTTTAAAATAACAAAATTACCTGTTGGTTCTTTTTTAGGGACCAAGTAATCAAATGTTTTTAGTTTAAGTATTTCTAGTGGAGCAACCTGGAATATTAAAGGAAGCGCCAGTATAGCAAATATAAGTAAAAACTTTTTCATCCTGATCCTTGTATAATTGTAATGTTAGAAGAAGAAGCTCCATTTATCTTTACGGTTTTAGATACCCCATCTTGGATAAAGATAACCGTATAGGATTGATCTGAGTTTAATATTAGTTGTGCGTTTTGATTTACTGTTCTCATTAGTTTAATTTGACTACCTTCTATTATAGTCGTTATATTTGTTTCTAGGTCTTGTCCTATTTGAGTACCTTCTACAACAACACCAGAAACTTGATTTAATAATTGTTCCTCATTTTCTTCATTTAATAAATCTAACACATCAAGCAGATCTTCAAAGAAATTTACATTCAAATAATCTATATCAACCTCAGAGAAATCAAGATCTTCTTCCTCTTCTAAAAGGTCTTCATCTAAGAAATCTACGTCTAGTTCATTAAAATCTAGGTAATCTTTAGCACTTTGAGTAGAATCTTCAGCAATTATAGGCTCTTCTTTGGGTGGAGAAATTATAAGCAAGTTATCTATAAACTCTAAAGTTATATCTAATTGTACTGGAGTAGTAGGCGGTTTTTCATAAACACTAGTGGTTGTGGCTTGATAAGGTTTGTTTAATATAGCTTGTCCTAGTGCTGTTGAAACCACAATTTCACCACTAGCATCCCCATACTCATCAGGCAAAAGTATTATTAAAGCTTCACCTATTTCATTAACGGTTACAGTAAAATCTGTACCTCTTACCGCAATTTGGCTGCTTGGGGTGTTTATTGAAAGGTTGTTTTTATTTAACTTACCACTTACAAATCTAATAGTACCACTAGCAAACTGCAAGGCCATTTTAGAGTTAGATGGATTAGGATCATATATATATTCATCTATATATA